ATGGCCTTCACCGCCTTGACGGAGTAGGTCTTGTCAAACCCGGCAGGCCCGGCCGAGACGATGTCCCGCTCGGTGACCGCGACGGTTGGTGGGAACAAGACGCCGGGCAGCGCGGTGACGTGCTCCCCGGATTCAAGTACCTTGAGGTCGCCTTTCGGAGCGACGAACCGGCACTTGACGCCCGTCTGTGTCGTCGTGGTGACGACCGGCACCCCGTAGGCGTCGACCTCCCCGGTGTCCTCCCGGTGCGTGATGCTGCAGGTGTGGATCAGGAGCGCGGGCGGGATCATCCGTTCACCCTCCTGACGCTGACCCGCTTCCCGGTGGTCAGGCGAGAGATATAGCGATGGACTGCCGCCAGAGCGATCTGCTCGTGGTAGTCGATCTCGTTCTGGGTGTTGTTCCCGATCGTGAGGTCTCCCCCGAGGTTGAGCGAGTTCGTGCGCTCGTTCGTGAGCCTGGAGCGGTCGATAATCTTGGCGATCGTGAAGTGCACCGAAGCGACCTCGAGATCAGGGTCGCCGGGGGTGCCAGCAACACCCTTCGCCAGGAGGAGGGCATCAATGCGTTTGTCCGCCTTCTCGATCAGGGAGGAGATCGTCACCTCCGCGAGCGAGGTTCCGCTCTCCAGGATGACGTCGTCTTCCGTGCAATACGCCATCAGCCCCTCCCGGGCAGGTCCTGCAGACGGACCGCTCTGTGTCTCGGCGAGGTCAGCGGGTCGATTGGCGATGTGTTGATCCGGAGGTCCGGAGCAGCATCCCGTGCGGCGCGGTCGCTCTCTTCGACGAGGGTCTGCGAGAGCCAGGGGTGCGACGCGGAGGAGATCACGGTGATCTCCCCTAGTACTCGATCCTGCAGATGGCGTCTCCGAGACCGACCACCGCGCCGAACCGGAGCTTGACGACAGCCCCGACGAGGTCGCGGACAGGGTCGCGGTAGTTCTCCAGCATGATGTCCTGGCGCATGCCGATCTTTGCGGCGACCCGGCTGTCGTAGACGATCATGCCGATGTTCCCGTCGGTGGTGTAGCCCCAGGTATACGTGCTGCTGCTCGTCGTCGTCCCGACAGTCCAAGGCTTGAGGCCGAGCATCGGCGGCAGGGAGCCGAGGATCGCCTGCTGCGACCCGGTGTGGCTCGTGAGGAGGTACTCCTTGCCGACGAGGGTCTCGGCGTCGACGCACATTACCACGGAGTCGGGGTTGTAGCCTGCGGCCCGGACCTTGCCCTTGGCGATGGCGATGGCCTTCGTGCCCTGATCCGTGTCGGCGGTGTCGTGCTCATTCTCCGAGCCCTGCAGCATCGTGCCGAGGACAACGTGGTTTATGGTGTTCTCGGCGCGCTCGCCGTGGTGCCTCGCCTCCTCAGCGACCAGGTCATACTGCGAGTCGTCGATCATGTTCTGCGTGATCAGGGAGCGCTCGCGGTAGGTCTTGGCAGCGATGTCGCGGGAGATGTAGTCTCCTTCGTCGATCGGAGCCTCGGCGCCGTCCGGCACCTCCTTCATGTAGCCCGCGGACTTGCGGAAGGGGATGGTGACCTTGTTCGAGTTCATCCGGATAACCGGGACGGCCTGCCGCATCGCCTTGGCGAGGGAAGCGCCCTCGATGATCGTATTATAGAACTCAGTCTGGATCAGGGTCGTGCCCTCGATCGCTTCGCTCTTGAGCAGTTCGCGGACCGGGACGACCTTGCCGTCGTGGTCGTACGCGGCCAGCTCCCGGGGGATCCTGGTCTCGAGGATGCGCTTCGTCTCGGCGGGTCCGGCGTGGGCAAGCTCGAGGTACAGAGCAAACCGACGCTCGTGCGGGCCTGCGTAAGTGGTTTCTGCGTTTCTCATGGTTTCACTCCTCAGGTTGCGGCCTTGGTGATGATCTGCGGCTGTACCAGGATCTTGCCGGTGCCGTTCGCGGCGATGTCTTCCAGGGCAATGCCGATCCGGTACCCGGTGGCGGTCGTGACGGCGGTCGTGACGCACCCGCCGAGCGCGTTGTCGTCGTCGGCGACGGGGTCTCCGGCGTCGATCGCTGCACCCGCGCCTTCGCAGACGGTCACGATGGAGCCGACGAGGGCGACGGTCACGGGCGCCCCGGCTGCGGCCGGGATGATGGCGACGCCGATCGGTTCCGCAGTCGTACCGGCAACTGCGGGGATGACAGTCATCGAGACGCCGGTGGTGGCGAAGGCGACGACCTGCCCTGCTTTGATCGCTGCACCGGCGGTGAAGCCATAGGTGGGCCCATCGTTGTGCAGGACCTGCTTGATTTCGGGAAATGCGTCAGTATCTGCCATGTTCAGGCCTCCTTCTCTTTCGTTTTCACAATATCTGCCTCAGTGCTGCGGGTGCGGTCGAGCCAGCGGTCCGCCCAGGCGTAGAGGGGCGGGGCCGCCACGACGATCGCGAGTGCACCGACGGCGATGGTTCCTGCGTCGATCACAGGCCATACACCTCCCCGGACTTCGGGTCGACGTGCACGGCGGCCGGAGGTTCGAGTTCCCGGGACTCCGTCCCAGAGGTCCGGGTCTGCGGGTTCGGGGTCTCCTCGAGTTTCTTGATCGCGGCTTCGAGTTCCTTGATCTTCTCTTCGGAGGCCTTCGCCTGGTCGGCAAGCTTCCCTTCCAGTTCCTTGACCTTCGGGTCTTCGCCTGCTGCGGGTGCGTTCTTGCCTTTGAGTTCCTTGACCTCCGCTTCGAGAGCGGTGATCTTCTCCGTGGCGGCTTTCAGGGCCGCTTCAAGTTCCTTGATCTTCTGATCGTCTGCCATGTCTGGCTCTCCTTCGTTCTCCCGGGGCAGGGTGCATGTCTGGCACGCCCCGACGTTGACGATCGCCGCACCGACCATCTGCAGAGAGGTGAGTTCGTAGCGGCGTTCGCGTTCGTTCCAGGTCTCCTGTCCGATGTGCTCGACGGACGTGTAGACCGGGATCCCCTTCTCCTGTGCCCACCGGACGTACGCGATGGTGTCGCGGCTCTCCTGGGTGCGGCCGTGTAGGAAGATGTCGCCGATGATGGCGTCACCCTCGAACCGCTGGTTCGAGATGATGCCGACCTTCTCGGTGATTGCACGGGGCACTCCGCCGCGGTGCCGGGACCAGTACGAGTTGTCGGTCCAGTTGCCGGCGTTCGCCCGGAGTATGTCGGGCGGGTAGAAGAGAGGGGTCTGCACCTGCGAATCAGTCCAGGTGCCGGCGGCAAGGAGGCGAGCGTTCCTGATGAGGAGCCCGCCGTCTACCTCCTGGAGGGCGGTTGGACTGAGTTCGAAGCGAAGTTCGCGTCGGCGTTCGACGGGCATTATCCCGTATAAAGGAGTGTTCAATATATTTGAATTTCCAAAATGATAGTTTCAGGAAGCCGTCTTCGGCTTCCGGGCCTGCCTCTGCTTTTTCTGCTCCCGGGCCTTCAGATCCCGGATGTAGTTCCGGACCGCCTGGGTGCTACGGGACCCGCCGTTGTCATCAGAGTAATGGATCGCCAGGTGCCGGGCGATCACAGCTGGGAACTTCTCGTCGGCCCACTGCTCGATGAAGGCCTTCTCCCGCTGCGAGAGAGGCTTACCTGAGGTCACAGCACCGCCCCCCAGTACGCGAGAAGAGCCGCCCCTACCACCTGCAGGACCCGGGCCACATAGAACCCGCCGAGGTAGTAGGGGTATTCGGCCTCGATCTCCTGCCGGTTTACCACTGGGTAGTCTTCCGGGATCGTGCCCGGCCGGAGGTGCCGGAAGGCGGTGCACATACCGAGCCACCACGCGTGGACTTCGGCGGGGTTGTCAAGGAACGTCCCCAGGGTTTTCTCTCTGTCCCATTCATCGTCTGTCATGTCAATCGTCCTCGATTACGGGGAGCAGCGTGCACCGGCACAGCGGGTGCAGCGGGCAGGAGGGCACTTTGTCGATGTCGAAGATCCTGCCGTTCAGCGCGGCGCATTTCTCGCAGGTGTTCTCATGCCCGGCGGTGAGCCACTGCACCCGCTTGATGCCGTGCTGGGCGTATCGGAGTTTTGCACCCTCGTTGCAGGCATACATCGTCTCCGTGTGCGCCATGAGGCGTGCCCGGTGGATGCCGATCGCGTCGACCCGGCCGGCGAGACGGTCGCGGAGTTTGAGTATGCTTTCACCTCGATTGATCCCTTCGGTCAGCTCGGCAACGATCTGCTTGTTCATCTCGGCGGCGATGCCCTTCAGCGCCGTGAGGTTGCGAACCTGCAGGACATCGATCACCCGCCAGTCGGCCGGGCCTTCGCCTAGCTTTGAGGAGATGCCGACCCGGGCGAGCGCCCGCTCGGCGAACAGAACCCCCTGACGGTACCCGGTCTTCGCCTGGTCGCTGACGATCACTTCCCCGGGAGCGAGGATTGCTTCCCGAGAGAGCATGTCCAGCCTGTCAACCAGCCAAGAGATCTGAATGTAGGGGGGCTCGAGGGCCCGTGCCTCGTTCTCCCGGGCGAGGGTCAGGGACTCCAGGGCCGCGGTCTTGTAGCGGCGGAAGAGCGCGACGAGTTTCCGCTCGTAGGTCTGCCGCAAGGTCTTCGACTGCACCGGGTCCCGGAGGGTGCTGCGGGAGAGGGTCACTTCTCGCCTTCCTCCTTCTCCCACTCGTCGGGGTCCACGCCGAGACGGTTCTGTGCCCACCGGCGGCTGATGACGGCGAAGGGGTCCATCGGGGTGGCGCCCATGATGGTTGCCAGCATCCCGGCGGTCGCCTTCTCGTCGGTCGGGCTGACGTCATTGAACTCGATCCAGACCGCTCCCGGCCGGCCGGTGATCTGGTCGACGACGTTCCGGTCGTAACAGGCGGCGAGCCTCTGTTGCAGAGTGCCGATCTTCTTGTAGAAGGCCTCGATCCTGCTGACGGCCGTGGCGTCTGTGGAGCCACGCCTCAGGCCGAGGAGTTCCTCGGGGACCCCGAGAGCGGCACAGAGCCGCTGCAGCGTGACGTCGCTGTACTCCTGCAGATGCTGCACCCCACCGGAGTCCAGGGCCCGGATGTTGATCGGGCCGACGGTCGTGAACTCGTTCTTCGCCTCGATATCCTCGAACTCCTTCTCGATGGCGTCGACCTCTGCGTCGGTCGGCGGGGGGTTCTGGGTGCCGTCGGGGTCGATCGCGATCTGGTACTTGGGGAACCCGTGCCGACGGATCGCCTGAGCGATGCTCTCGGAGGTCTTGGTGTCCCGGAGGATCTCGTCGTAGGCCCGGCCGATGAGAGACTTACCGTACGCGCTGCCGGTCGTGGATAATAGACGGAGGTGCGTGATCTGGTTCGGCTCCAGTTTGAGAGACTCCTTCTGCATCTGCCCGAGGACCTGCCGATACCCGACCACCTTACCGTGCTCGTCGGTGTCGACCACCATAGTCTCAGCGGGGATGGCAGCCAGGCCGACAAGCCGACCCTCGGCCCTCCCCTGGCCGAAGAGGTTCTCGACGAACCCATCCCCGATGACCAGGGCATCTATGATCTGGTCCCACCAGAGGTCCAAGATGCCGATCCGGTCGAAGACTGCCTGCACCTGGGCGGCGGCCTCTTCATCCCCCCGCAGAGTGTAGCCCTGACCGAGCATGTAGAGCGGGTAGAGGTCGATCGCTTCCGAGATCAACCCGCCTTGATCATAGATGGTGCGGTACTTGTTCAGGAGGGTGCGATCACGATCGCGCCGTGCAAACCAGTCTAGTTCTTTGCCGCCGGCCCGGGCATAGGTCCGCCGGGTCGGTTCTGTGCTAGAGGGCGCGAGCGCCCTGCGTACTCTGTTGATGATTGTGGTCATGTTCCTTTCCTCCGCCGGCTGCGGGCGGATACTCTCCCAGTGGTTGATTGAGTCAGTTCCGTCAGCGCCCACACCAGGGCGTCCATGCGGTCAGGCGACGGCTCCCCGGAGTCGGGGGCCCAGTCGCACATCTGGTCTTCTAGGAGCGGGAACGTCCCGACGTGGTGGACTTTGCCCTGTTCGTAGAGGCTGCTGATCGGTTCGGCGCGAGTCTGCTTCCCCCGGGACGCCCAGACCCCCCGGTATGAGAGGGTTCGATCTACGGTTCGGAGGTTCGCCTCGACCAACTCCCCACCGTTGTTCTTCTCGGCGACTACTCGGTCGGCCCGATACTGATCGTAGACTCGTTTCACAGCGGTCGCCCAGGTCAGAGGGGTGCCCTGCAGGGAGGCGTCCT